TAAGTCGTATTCCGAGCTTATCCGTTTGAATACGATCGAGGAACGTTTCCGTTACCTCTCGCTTCGCGGTGTAGTTGGGGATATGACCTTCGGGTTCGATCGCTACCTCAACCAACAGTTTTACCGATCGAAACAATGGCGAGATATTCGCAACCACATCATAGTTCGCGATAACGGTTGCGACCTGGGCGTCGAAGACTACGAAATACACGACCGCATCTACATTCACCACATGAATCCGATGACAGTCAACGATATCGTGGACGACGACCCGAGCATTCTCGATCCGGAGTTCCTGATCGCGGTCACTCACCGCACACACAATGCCATTCACTACGGCGACGAGAGTTTGCTTCCCCGGCAACTCGTCGAGCGAAGGCCTGGCGATACAAAGCTCTGGTAACGAAAGGACAACTAGTGACGACCATCAGTTACGACCTGCCCGTCGCCGACTACGTCGACGCGCTCAGCGCCACGGGTCACGTGACCCACAATTCTTTCCCCAAGACCTCAGTCACCCTCCACCACAACGCCGGCAACCTGAGCCACCGCGACATCCTGTCCGTCTGGACCGACCGTCCGGCCTCTGCCCACTTCGACGTGGACTCCTCCGGCGCCATCGCCCAGTACGTCAAGGTCACCGAGTACGCCTGGGCCGTCGGCAACACCTCCGGCAACGAGAGCTCCATCTCCATCGAGATGGCCGACTCCTCCGGCGACCCTGACTGGCAGGTCTCCGAGGCCACCTGGAAGTCCGCGGCTCGTCTGGCCGCCTGGCTCTTCGCCAAGGTGGTCCGTGAGGCCCCCACCTCCGACAACTTCTTCCCCCACCAGCACTGGTCGAGCACCGACTGCCCCGGGCCGTACATCATGGGCATCTGGCCCCAGATCCTCGCCGAGGTGCAGACCCAGTACGCCAACTTCACCGGCGGTTCGGTCACTCCGGCTCCGGCCCCCGCGCCCTCCGGCGGCAAGACCGTCGAGGAGCTGGCCCACGAGGTCATCGCGGGTGACTGGGGCAACGGTTCCGACCGCGTCTCCCGTCTGACCGCTGCCGGCTACGACGCCAACGCCGTCCAGGCCGAGGTCAACCGTGAGCTGAACGGCGCCACCCAGGCCCCGCCGCAGAAGTCCATCCAGGAGATCGCTGTCGAGGTCATCGACGGCAAGTGGGGCAACGGCCCCGACCGTGTCTCGCGCCTCCAGGCGGCCGGCTACGACGCCAACGCCGTCCAGGCCGAGGTCAACCGTGAGCTCGGTGTCTCCAGCGCCCCCACCCCTGCTCCGGCTCCCGCGATGAAGTCCATCTCCGAGATCGCCTCCGAGGTCATCGCCGGTGACTGGGGCAACGGCAACGACCGCATCAACCGTCTGCAGTCCGCGGGCTACGACGCCGGTGCCGTCCAGGCAGAGGTCAACCGTCAGCTCTCCGGCGGCTCCTCCAACGGCGGCAAGTCCGTCCAGGAGCTCGCTCAGGAGGTCATCGCGGGTGACTGGGGCAACGGCGACGACCGCAAGTCCCGTCTCGAGACCGCGGGTTACGACTACAACGCCGTCCAGGCCGAGGTCAACCGCGAGCTGAGCTAAACCCTTCGAGGGAGGTGTCCCACGTGTCCAACAGCATCCTTGACAGCACGAAGAAGGTTCTCGGTATCGGCCCCACCGATCCGTCCTTCGATGACGACGTCATCCTGTTCGTCAATGGCGTGTTCTTCACGCTCAACCAGTTGGGGATCGGTCCTGATGCCGGTTTCATGATCGTCGACAACACGGCCACGTGGGACGCCTTCATCGGAACCGATCCTCGTCTCAACTCGGTCAAGACTTACGTCTACCTCAGGGTGCGTATGCTCTTCGATCCACCGTCAACTTCCTTCGTCATCGACGCAATGGAGAAGCAGATCCACGAGCTCGAGTGGCGACTCAACACCAAACGGGAAGGAGAATCATGGACGGACCCGAATCCGCCAAGCACACCGCCGCCAGCATCGATGCCCTGGTGGGACAGCTGGGACGTGACGTACTGACCCATCACGGCGTCAAGGGTATGCACTGGGGCGTTCATAAGGCTTCCCCCCAAGGCGGAGAGGGCAGTAGAAGAACTGCCAAGATCAACACCAAGATCGCCCAGCACGAGAACAACGCCAAGATCTACCGTGATCGAGCCAAAAATATCGAGAGTCACATGAAGGATCTCGGTGAAAACGGTCTCAACGCCAAGGTCATGAGGGACCACTACGGGAAGACGCTCAATCTCGGCGAGGGGTCCTTCTATTTGATTCATGGAAAGTCCAAGGCGATGGCTCTCCGTGAGAAGACTAACGAGGTCATCATGGCGCACAACAGTCACATCAAGGCTGCCGAACGTAACGAGAAGAGCGCCGCAAGTCTCAGAGCCAAGCTTGAACACTCCGACTTCGATACCGAGGCTTTCCTAGCCCATCACGGCGTCAAGGGCATGCACTGGGGCGTCCGGAACGGTCGTTACCAGGTCGGCCCCAAGGTCAAGTCCGAGAAACCCGCTGCGTCGGCCGACCACAAGACCGTCACCGGCTACAAGGAGCGCGTCAAGGCTGGCGGGGTCAAGTCCCTGTCCAACCACGAGCTCCAGGCCCTCGTAAGCCGGATGAACCTGGAACAGCAGCACCGCGACCTGGTTGGCAAGCAGCCCAACAAGTTCGACAAGGGTCACGGCCACATCAAGAAGGTGCTCGGCGTCACCAAGACGGTCCAGGACGTCTACAACCTCTACAACAGCCCTCTCGGCAAGGCTGTGGTCAAGGGCGTCAAGGACTACAGGAACAGGTAGGAGGGAAGGCGATGGCTCTATCGAACACGGCAACTCCTGTCTACTACGGTCAGTTCCGCGACGCAGTAGTTCGTGGTGAGATCCCCGTCAATCGGGAGATCTCGATGGAGATGAACCGGATCGATGCGCTCATCGCCAACCCGAACATCTACTACGACGACAAGGCCGTCGACGGGTTCATCCTCTACTGCGAGAACGAACTCACGCTCACCGACGGAAGCGACATGCACTTGCTTCCGACGTTCAGGCTCTGGGCCGAACAGATCTTCGGCTGGTATTACTTTGTCGACCGAAGCGTCTACCAGCCCACTCCTGGAAACCACGGCGGCACCTACGTCACCAAAACAATCAAAAAGCGTCTTACGACCAAGCAATACCTCATCGTGGCCCGAGGTGCTGCCAAGTCCATGTACGCCGAGTGCATACAGAGCTACTTCCTCAACGTTGACACGGCCACGACACACCAGATCACGACAGCGCCGACGATGAAGCAGGCCGACGAGGTCATGTCGCCTTTCAGGACTGCCATCACCCGCGCACGCGGCCCCCTCTTCAAGTTCCTCACTGAGGGCTCCCTGCAAAATACGACTGGTTCTAAAGCCAACCGCGTGAAGCTGGCATCGACAAAGAAAGGCGTCGAGAATTTCCTCACCGGTTCGCTTCTTGAAGTACGACCCATGGCGATCAACAAGCTGCAAGGTTTGCGCCCGAAGATCTCGACAGTCGACGAGTGGCTTTCTGGCGATATTCGCGAGGATGTTGTCGGCGCGATTGAACAGGGTGCTTCGAAGCTTGACGATTACCTGATCGTCGCGATCAGTTCCGAAGGTACCGTCCGAAACGGCAGCGGCGACACAATTAAAATGGAGCTCGCTGACATCCTCAAGGGCGAGTACCAAGCACCGCATGTCTCGATCTGGCATTACAAGCTGGACGAGTTGGAAGAAGTCGCCGATCCGGCGATGTGGTTGAAGGCTAACCCAAATCTGGGGAAGACGGTGACCTATGAAACCTACCAACTCGACGTCGAGCGAGCCGAGAAAGCCCCGGCTGCAAGGAACGACATCCTGGCTAAGCGGTTCGGGATACCGATGGAGGGTTATACCTACTTCTTCACCTACGAGGAGACGCTACCTCATCGTCCACGAGAATTCTGGCGCATGCCTTGTGCTCTCGGTGCCGACCTCTCCCAGGGCGACGACTTCTGTGCGTTCACCTTCCTCTTCCCGCTCCGCGACGGCTTCGGCGTCAAAACCAGAAGCTACATCACGTCTCTGACGCTGATGAAGTTGCCAGGCGCGATGCGCCATAAGTACGACGAGTTCATCAACGAGGGCAGCCTCCACGTCCTCGAAGGCACTGTTCTCGACATGATGGAAGTCTACGACGATCTCGACAAGTTCATCGAGGAATCCGAGTACGACGTCCGAGCCTTCGGCTTCGACCCCTACAACGCAAAGGAATTCGTTACTCGCTGGGAACAGGAGAACGGCCCCTTCGCGATCGAAAAGGTCATCCAGGGCGCCAAGTCGGAATCCGTTCCACTCGGTGAGCTCAAGAACCTCAGCGCTGAGCGCTTGCTCGTGTTCGACCAGCGACTCATGACATTCGCCATGGGCAACGCCATCACCATGGAGGACACGAATGGCAACCGAAAGCTTCTGAAGAAGCGGCAGGATGCCAAAATCGACAACGTTGCCGCTTTGATGGACGCCTACATCGCATACAAGGCCAACAAAGAGGCCTTCGAATAGCCAGGAAAGGAGGTGACTTATGGGTTTGCGCTCGAAGTTGGCGCACGCATGGAACGCGTTCAATAACTGGGACGAGAACTTCCAGCAGAATCAAGGATACGCTGGCGGCAGCACTTTCGGTCTTCGTCCGGACCGAGTGCGGCTCAACTTCTCGAACGAGCGGTCCATCATCAGCTCGATTCTCACCCGAATGAGCATCGACGCTGCAGCCGTCCAACTCGCACACGTCAGAACCGACAAGGATGGCCGCTACCAGGAGGACATGACCAGCGGTCTTCAGAACTGTCTCACGATTGAGGCGAACATCGACCAGGCTGCGACTCAGCTTCGTCAGGACGCCATCATGACGCTCTTCGACAAGGGCGTCGTAGCACTCGTCCCGGTCGACACAACGCTCGATCCGAACCTGACGAACGCCTACGACGTCTTGACGATTCGCGCGGCCGAGATCGTCTCCTGGTATCCCGAACACGTCCGCGTCAATCTCTACAACGAGGCCAAGGGCTACCGAGAGCAGATCACGCTCCCCAAGAGTCTCGTCGCCATCGTAGAGAACCCGCTCTACCAGGTCATGAACGAGCCCAACTCGACGCTTCAGCGGCTCATCCGCAAGCTCAATATGCTCGACGCCGTCGACGAAGCGTCAAGCTCTGGCAAGCTCGACATGATCATCCAGCTTCCGTACGTCATCAAGTCTGAAGCCCGTCGGCAGCAGGCTGAACAGCGTCGGAAGGACATCGAGTTCCAGCTGAAGGGCAGCCAGTATGGCATCGCCTACACAGACGGAACCGAGAAGATCACTCAGCTCAACCGTCCTGCCGAAAACAATCTTCTCGACCAGATCACCTACCTGACGAACATGCTGTACTCGCAGCTCGGTCTGACGGACACGATCATGAACGGCACAGCCGACGAGAAGACCATGATCAACTACAATCGGCGCACGATCGAGCCGATCATCGTAGCGATCACGGAGGCCATGACTCGTACGTGGCTCACGAAGACGGCCAGGACGCAAGGCCAGAAGGTCATCTTCTTCAAGGACCCGTTCAACCTCGTTCCCATGGGCGAATTTGCCAAAATCGCCGACATGCTGTCCCGGAACGAGATTCTGACGCCGAATGAGCTTCGTTCCGTCATCGGCATCAAGCCCTCGAAAGAAGCGAAGGCTGACCTGCTGCAGAACAGCAACATGCCTCTACCGCAAGCGCCGGGTGTGGCTCCTCGAGCACCGTTCCCGCCAAACGTCAGGCAGCTGGCGACCCGTCAAGTATCACAACTATCAGAGACTGGAGGATGACAGTCAAAATGGAACCCGATTTCAGTGGCTGGGCCACCAAGGCCAACCTCAAGTGCACTGATGGGCGAACCATCACGCCGGACGCGTTCAAGCACATGGACGGTCAGCAGGTCCCGCTCGTCTACCAGCACGGCCACAAGGCCATCGACAACGTTCTCGGTTACGCGGTCCTCAAGCACATGGACCAGGGCATGCGAGCCGACGCGTTCTTCAACATGACGCCGAACGGTCAGAATGCCAAGCTCGCCGTCGAGCACGGCGACCTCAACCAGCTCTCGATCTACGCCAACAAGCTGGTTGAGAAGGGAAATGGCGTCGTCGTTCACGGCCAGATCCGTGAGGTGAGCCTGGTCCTCGCTGGTGCCAACCCCGGCGCCGTCATCGATTTTGTCAACGTCCGTCACGGCGACGGCACGTACGAGGAGCTCGAGGACGAGGCTGTCATCACCACCGGTCTGGAGCTCTTCCACGCGGACCCCACTCCGCAGCCTCAGCCGCCTGCTGGCGACGCCAATCCGGCCGGTCAGACCGTCCAGGACGTCTGGGACTCGCTGAGCCCCGACCAGCAGCAGATCGTCAGCTACATCGTCAACGAGGCGGTCGAGAACGCTCTTCAGGGTGGCGACCCCGACGGCGACGGTGACGACGACACCTCCGCCCAGGGAGTGGTCGACGACCAGAAGAACGCCGCCCACACCGACAAGAACAAGCCCGGCGAGGGCGACCTCAGCCACAAGGAAGGAGCCGACAAGATGTCGCGCAACGTGTTCGACCAGACCGACAACAAGGGCGCCGGGGACACCCTCCAGCACGCCATGTCCGCCACCGACACCCGGGCGTTCATCGCCCAGTCCAAGAAGCTCGGCTCTCTCCAGGCCGCGCTGGACGAGTACCTCGCGGAGCACTCCGAGGTCGCCGACGCCGCCCTCGCCCATGGCATCGAGCCGATGGACGTGCTGTTCCCGAACTACCGCAACCTCACCGACACGCCGCAGTTCCTGTCGCGGCGCATGGAGTGGGTGGACGGCGTCCTCTCCGGCACCAGCAAGTCCCCCTTCGCCAAGGTCCGGACGATCGTGGCCGACATCACGATGGACCAGGCCCGTGCGCTCGGTTACATCAAGGGTAACTACAAGAAGGAGGAGTGGTTCAGCGTCTCGCGTCGGACCACCGATCCGGCCACGATGTACAAGAAGCAGAAGCTCGACCGCGACGACATCATCGACATCACCGACTTCGACGTCGTGGCGTGGATGAAGGGCGAGATGATGCTGATGCTGAAGGAGGAGCTCGCTCGCGCGATCCTCATCGGCGACGGCCGCGACGTCTCGGACCCCGACAAGGTCCAGGACCCGATGAACGCCGCTTCCGGCGCGGGCATCCGCTCCATCATCAACGAGCACGAGCTCTTCAAGACCGACGTCAACGTCAACATCGGCGACGCCAACTCCTCGATGCTCGAGGTCCGCGAGGCAATCCTGCGTGCCTTCCGCTTCTACAAGGGCACCGGCCGGCCGACCTTCTACACCACCATCCCGACCGTCAACAACCTGCTCCTGACCAAGAACTCGTTCGGCCAGTACTACTGGAACAGCGAGGCGG